GATTACGTCTTTCGCATCTAATTGATCCCATCCAACTAGCGTAAAAGAATAACCTTCAACCCCATTTATTGTACCATCGGAGATAATGGCAACGTATTGAGATGGGAGTGTAACAAGTTCAGCAACCTTACCATTGGAAAGTCTATTCGCCCAAATGTAAGTATTACCAGTAATTAGTTTATATCCTACTGCACTTTCGATAAATTCAGAGAATGATTGATATTCATTTGGTTTTTCTAACAAGTCGTTTAAAGGTGAATCAGCAATCTCGGCAACTGCTTTTACACGAACTAACTCAGCTTTAGCAATATCTGTAGTAGATGTCGCATTGCTTAACATTGATTTGTATCTTGCTAATTCTTTTTTGTTCTTTACTTGATAAACGTAGAAAGGAACAGTAGAAATTGTTTTAGAAATACGTTTGATGATAGCATATACCTCACTATTGTTTTTATAGTCAAGTACAAATTTTTGCTGGTCTAATTCTGGATAAAGTGTTCTTCCGCCAATCAATCCACCAAAATCAGTAAAAGGATTGTTAAAAGTCACCTTTGGAGCTGCCTTCTGTTGAAAAGGGTTAACTGCCTTTAGTATGTCCGTTAAATTCACGCTATATATTATTTTTACAAAAGTAACAAATTTTTAGGCTACACAACCCACCCTCTTTTAGGTTTCGCATATTTTGTGTATATGGCATACCTCATAGAGTCCATTAAGTGATCTCGAAACTTCACAGGTTCATCAAGTGTATTGCCATCCGCATCGGTCTTCCACTTGTAGTTTTTAATCTCATCAAGCAAATCTAAGGACTCTGACCTAATATGCAAAGGAAATGATTTTACCTTGTTGATTCCTGCATAAACATCTTTAACAGCACTCTTCAAGTTAAATCCTGCCTTATTCACCTCCGAGATGGTTTTTGGTTCAGCAGGGTCGGCATATATCTCAGAGTTTCTATCTAAGCCTAGCGACCTCATCCTATCAATTAGTAAAGCCGTAGACATTTTTGTATCGTATATTAATTGGTCGACAAACAATTCGCCATCAAAGTTCTTAACTCTAACAAGGGCTGTTTGGTTGTTAAAGCCAAAGTCAAGTCCGTAAAACACATCTCCGCCATCAGGAAAGTTGCGTCTTCTCTTCCAATGCGTATAAATGGTCGCTTGGGATATTGCTCTCTCCCCTAAGCCATAAACTCTCCAATACTCATGGTCGGCTGATTTAAGCCTTTCAATCTCATCTACGATTGATTTTTCAAGAAATGGGTTGTCTTTGTAGGTAGTGATGGTAAAGTCAGCATCTTCTCTAGGAACAACCTTATCGTAAATCCAAGAGTAGTAATCCGAAGGGTTATAATCAATTACAATCTTTTCTGTGGTTCTTAATGCTAACTGCATCCAAGATTCGTAGTTTACCTCATTCGCCTCGTTTATAAACAAGTAGTTTCTTTTACGACCTCTTATTTTTTGTGGCTGATCGGTAGAGACGAACTCTACGATGTTGCCTCCTAAGAAGTAAAGATTTTCTGATTTGTTGTGCTTTTCTTCTGAGTATAAGCCATATTTCGAGAGTATTTCGATAAAGTCTCTCATCACTGAGCCTTTTATGGATGGCAACGAGGATCTGCAGATGGTTAGGGTTTTTCCCTTCTCTTGTAATAATTTCACGATAAACCAAGTCAATACATTGTAAGTTTTGCCAGACCTTGTTCCGCCTTGCATAACTGATATTTTTTTTTGGCTGTTTTGCAGGATTTCGAAGACGATGTTTGTGGTTACATTCATAAGACATAGGAAAAAAAATTAAAAAATTGGTTGTGTGTTTCCCATTAGAAAACTTTTGGTTTTATAGGAAGGTAGGGGTGTCTATCCTATTTGCTATTTTAAGCCTCATTTAAGCCTTTCAATTATTAAATGGATACATAGTACTACACATAGGGTTAAAAGCCCTAGAATCGCCTTAAAATGCGAAATAAAGGCATTGTAGCTATTCCTCATAGTCACCGTCTTCATTAATATCCAATAATTCACCCTTATCATGGTTATAAAGTGGGATTTCATCACTTTCTCCAGCCTTGTAAGCAGGTACGACCATTCCTGGCTCTGTTTGCGTATCAAAGTTGATTATCTCACCTTGAGGTAACGCTTTGTGCTCATCTCCGTCTATCTGTTTCATAATATCTCCAATTTGATTCGGTTTAACTACGTTGACTGTAATTTGCTTCACCACATCTCCTTCATGAGCAACCTCAGTCTTCTCGATATATCCTCTTCTCTTGCCTCTAGTCTTGAGTAAGAACATGGTCGCTAAGGTATCACCCCTAGCAATCCTCTCCATTAGCTTTTGTTCGCCAAAGTCAAGCATTATCTCCTCAGGCTCGATTTCAGCTAATCTCTTAGCAAACTCAGGATCATCCTTCAACCAAGTCTTATACTGCGTTCTACCGACTCCAGAAGCCTCACATGATATGGTGATATTGCCGAAGTTCTCCTTATAAGCTATGATAAAAGCCTCTTTAGCTATTTCCTTGAATTGTGCGTTCATATTATACCTTTTGGTGTGTCAAATGTTTAAAAATGTTAAAATCATTGTTTTATATCAGAATATTGGGGGGCACAAGGCAGGTAGATTTTTGATCACACGAATAAAAGGTGTAGGGGGTCACTACTAGCGTTTAGATGCCCCGAAAAACCCGTTTCTCATGTTTGCCCTAGTACTTTGCCCCGTAATTTTTTGAGGTCCTTAAATTGGCTTAAAATAGTGCTAGTTTTCATCGGTTAATTAATGTGGGTGATTGCCCAAAGATAGGAGGTATTATTTAATGATTGTTAGGTGACTCAAACGCAAAAGCTAAAAAACCGTAGATCTATTCTATTAATATACTACTTACTAATTAAAGTATATATACTTAAGTAGTTAATTACTTACTATATTAATATAGTATATATTATTCAATATTAAATTAGATATTACATACTTAATACTAGTATACTATATAATTATATCCTCCAGGCATCGCTCCAGGTTAAAAATAATTTATAAATATTTTAATATTTTTGAACTTTGTATTAATTAGATCCTTATCTTTATATCCTAAACAAAACAAAACATGCAAAACTTTAGCAACATTTTACTAGTATGTCAACTAGTACTTTTTATTCTAGTTATATCAAATATGGCTAGATTGGTATCTGATTATTTAATAACTAAAATAAAATAAAAATGATAAATTTTATTGATCTAGTGATCTACTTAATAATTGGGACGCTAGTAATTACTTTAATCAAAACAATATTTCAAGAACTACAAAAAAAATAAAAATGTCAACTAAACTACAAAACAAACCGCAAAACAGCTACAAGCCCGTTAAGAACCTTTTAAGTAAGGGATCAACTAACAGCAAAACAATAAAGAACGATCTAGAGACCTTTATACTTTATCTAGCTCCCGCAAATACTTTAGACGGGTTTAACCTTTGTCCTTTTGCGTCTAAGGGTTGCACGTCCTCCTGTCTATATAGTGCGGGACGTGGTAGGTTTTCAAACGTTCAATTATCTAGAATAAACAAAACAAAATTTTGGGCTTTTGATCGTTCTAATTTTTATATTCAACTAGCAAACGAAATACTTTCTATTCATGATAAGACAATAAAGAAAGACAATAAAATTGCAATACGTTTGAACGGTACCTCGGACGTCGATCATTTATATTTATTGGAACGATACAGCGGGATCAATTTTTTAGATCCTTTCTATAGTAGTTTACTTTTTTACGATTACACAAAGAACCCGAATATTATTTCTAGATATAAAAATACTAGCTACAAAGTAACCTTTTCTAGATCTGAAACAAACGAAATAGAGGCTAAAAGGATCTTAAAATTGGGTGGCAATGTTGCTATAGTATTTCAGGATCATTTGCCAAAAAAGTGGAACGGTTACAAAGTTATAAACGGAGACGATACAGACTTAAGGTATTTCGATCCTGTTAATGTAGTGGTAGGTTTGAAAGCTAAAGGAGACGCTAAAAAGGATCAATCGGGTTTTGTAGTTAGATAGTAGATAAATAAGGGAACCCTAAAAAGTTCCCTTTATCCTTTGCCTAA